AACTATATCAACCTCGGCCTTAACGGGATTGCCGGTTGGATCTGACATATTAAAAATGGTTGGTGTAACTTCCTGAACAATAACATTATCAAACGTCAATAATCTACCCCATTCAACCATTATTACATCACCACCATCTGCCCCTTCTACAATGTCATTTATAGCTTTAAAACCTTCAAGGTCCACTAGACCCCGAACAGAAAATGGTGTAGGCCCCGGCGGTATCAAAAGTGGAATGGTGCTTAATGCTTCCCGCAATTCAGATGCATTTAAATCTTTCATTGATTTAAGTGCCCCATTTACATCAAATCCCCTACCATCAGATGGATCACTTGGTAAAGCTATCGACTGCAACAACCTTATTGGTTCAGTAACTTCCATAAATGAATCTTTTACCGATTGAAATTTTAGATGTATTGACAAAGTCATAGGCGATGATCCGGTCCAAACTCTTCTACTGGTAGCTTTAGTTATTAATGATCTTCTACCACCAGTAATTGTCTGCATTAATATATTTCCAAGTGATGATGTTGGAACAAACGGCTCCCACTTGGATGTAGATTTCATTTTAATTGAATCTTGAATAGGAGATATTATGGTACAATTATTTCTTATGCTGGTTATTTTTATAAGATAATCGGGTGGTAAAGCTTTTCCATCCGGGTTGATATATCCATATTCAATAATGCCGGTATTTTTTTCCTGATCAACAGATCTTAAATTACTATTAAATGTCGTTGTATGTATTAATTCTTTCATTACTCACCCAATGTTAAATTCCCGGCCGCGTGTAAATTTATAAGCGGATCCGCCGAATCATAAACACCCGTATTTGGAATTCTAATATTTGGCAATTCCTTGTCTTTTCTAACGCTTTCTGACAATTCATTAATTGCATCATATAATTTATCAGCATTTTTTGATTCAATAACATTACTACGCAATGCTGGCTGTGGGGATATTGAAGACCTATCAATATCTTTTGTGGCCGGTTTTATCGTTCTTGGTTTTGGTGTTTCCAAAAATTCGGAAGACATCGCTGTGACTCCTGATCTCCAATTCTTGTATAATTTTTCTTCTGGGGTAGTTAATCCTTCTTCATATGCTTCCTTTGATTTTAGCCAATCAGCACCTTCAGCCTTGAACAACGCGACCTTTTTTCTCCTTTTTTCTTCATCAGAAATTTTCATTTCATCTATCTGTGATATTTTTGTTCTTATATATTTGTCTCTACTTAAATCTTCTTTTATCTCTAATTTTTTAACGCTTTCTCCGGCTTCTTCCCTTACTTGTTTAAATTCCTTTATTGTATCAATTAATGTGGAAATTTTATCAGCAGTAAATGCAGTTGCAATGGCAACTCCACCAAGTTTCAAACCTAAAGACCCAAGTCCACCGGTTTGTGTAGTCCCCGTTTCGGAAACTTTATGTAATAACTCTTTGGTCCATTTAGCTTTATACGCAGTTTTATTAAAAAAGTTAAATAATGAAGCAACAATTACGTCATTATCACGTGCAATATCAACCGCCCCACTTATACCGGCTCCAGTACCGGATAAAACACCGGCCGTTGTTAAATTCGATGAATCACCAACATATCCAGACGGTTGTAAATTCTTAATAGATTTTTCAATAGACGCTTCGCGTCTTCCTTTAATAATACCACGAACATCTTTAAAAACACCGGTGGCTACATCAAAAAGTTGAGAAAATGGACCAAATGCCGCACCTTTCACACCACGCAAAATTTCCGATGCCAATTGGTGCGTCCTTGGCATGGTTTTTGATAATGGTTCACGTGGTGTTTTTTGTGCAATGGCCAAACTTTCCTTTATCACGGAATCCGTTATATTTAAATCCTGAGATGAAATTCCTGTTTCATCGGTGACTTTTTCTACGCGATCTTTTAAAGCTTTTGTGTTTTTTATCTCCTCAATAAATACTTCTTTACTCTCATTTATTTCATTAATTTCCGCCAACAATTTGTCTGCATCTTTTTTACTTATGGAACCAAACATCGCTATGTTGTTTATGGTGGTTATTGCTCGACGTATTTTACCAATAATATAATTTAATTCATTCTTCCTTTCACCTTTTTTATATAATTTATATAGTCCATTAAAAAACCTCAGATAATCCCTTTCCAGTTTTCTGCCAATAGCAATTATTGATTGCACATTAACATTACCAAAACTAAAAGAATCTTTTTTGTGCCTAAAAAATCTATCCATTATTCTTCACCGGTCGAGATTTGTTTTCTTTCATCCCGTTTTTCTTTAGCCAATCGATTATAAAACCATTCAATTTTCCGTACATCCATATTTCTAATTTCCGCAATTGAAAAATTGGCATAGTATTTAAGTAGAAATTCCCTTTCCAAAATATCTTGTAAGCCCATCACCCCTTGGATAAATGTAGTCAAATCGAAAGGGTACCAGTACGCGGTCCTCCTTTCCACATTTTGGACAAACGAACTTTGCATTCATATTTGGTCCGTGGTAAAATTCCTCCTGGAAAGCCCTTATCGCTGTAACGTCATTTATTGGTCCGGAACTCAATTTTTCAATTCTTGATAAAACATTATCATCATCAACTATAGACCTCGCACACCTAAACAGCACACCATTACCGTTTTTTTCCTCAAATTTTTGTGCTTCTATTTCATCATTTATATTCAAAAGTCTCAAATTGACCAGTTTACCACTTGGTAAAACTTTTTCGTATGGTTGTTTAAAATCAGCGGGGAGCGTTATAACATCCAATTCACCAAAATCAACAACGGCTTCAACTTCCGACAAACAGTATGAACATTTCGTCAGAACCTTAACAATATTCGTATAGGATTTTGCATATTCCCAAACAATTATATATTGCAGGTCACCAATAGTTATATCTCCAGGATTAACACCAATTATCAAATCTTTTAAAATAGTTAGAAACTTCAATTCGAGATTTGACGGGTTTATTTCAGAAAGATATATTTCGTCTTTGCCTTGGTATGCCCTAATTTTTACATCTTCTGGTTTTGTGTCTTTATAAACAAGACATTTCGAAGGAAGACTTATTGGAAGGAAATTTTCTATATTCATTCTATCACCCCTTTAAATATATTATTAATTAACCGCCCAACAGATTTTTTGCAGCATTTATCACACCACCAACAGCATTAAATGCAGCCGATCTAATAGATCCTATTAAACTACTCACCTCCACATAATCAACAAATAGATCAACATTCCATTTTAAAACCGAATTTTCGGAATACGATAAAGATAACGGTGGACAATTTTTGGGAAAACAACCGTGCAATACAAATTTTGCCGACTGTATACCAGATCTGTCAAATAAAAACACATAGACATCACGTTTGTAATAACTTTTTGGATAAAAATATCCATCATCATCAACAATTAATCTTCTCCAGTCACGAAAATATTCATATACTGAATTATCCACCGGCATGATAAACGACATCGGAATTTGTTCAATATCTCTTAATCCGGAATAAAATCTTCGTTCAGATCCGTATCTGGTAACAGAAATTTCCGCTATTGAATAATCACCAAATTTGATATCCTGGCAATACTGGGATATCAAAATTCCAGGAACATCACTAACACCATCTGGAAGTATTATTTGCCAGTTATATGTACGTTGTAATGTCCATAATTTAGTTATTAGATTTCCTGCCACACCGGGCAAATCAAACCCTAATTTCTGAGGCATTATTCAACCATCTCCCACCTATCATAACTAAACGTTACCGTATAAATAATACCGGCATCGTTCGCGTAGGTCAATGGAACTTCGTCTAAAAGTTCAGGGTACGCACCTATTAATTTTATTTTTTTGGTGATTTTACCCTGCATATCCAATAAATTCAAATATATATCAGATTTGATCAGGGCATCCGGGCCTCCGATATTTAACCTGTCGTGAAATATTGATTGCTTCCACTTGTAAATAGCATCAAAAACTTTTCCATCAGTTCCTTCAACAAATGTGCAAGTCCACGTCTGTGGCATCACCAATTTTCCCGGAAATTTAACGCCCGGCCCTTGCTTGTATGGAATTCGTATTGAACCAAAACTTCTTCCAGGCTGTGCAGTTGATTGACACCTGACATTTAATGCCTCCGAATCACCGCCGCCTATCGGATTGGCGAACAATACATCCCACAAAAAAACTTTTGCAAGGTTCGTTAAATTATTCTTTAAGTTATCACTGCTCATTTTAGCCATAATTTGTCCCTTTTATATTATTTACCAACACCCCTTGAAATTATTTCTTCAAATGAGGCACCACTTGAAGTAATAACGGTTTGTAATTGAATGTATTCTGCGGCCCTTGAAGGTTTGACAAAAACATCCACCCTCAATTCATTTTGATCAATAGTTACCCCTGTGTTGTTTGTCTCATCGCAAACAACGTTGAATCCTTTATCATTACCCTCCGTTTGAAAAGCGCCCTGTGCTGACAAATCATCCAAATAACTGTTCAATAAAGCCTCGACTCTGAACCTCGTAGTTTCATCATTTGGTTCGAAAACAAATGGTCTAAGAGAAATTGCCATTGCTTTTTCAATAACTATTAACAATCTGCGGACATTTATTCTGTCAAGAGCGGATGCTTTCTTTTGTAATGTTTTCTGTCCCCAAATGGCAAAACCTTCACCAACAAATGTCTGGAGTGGGTTAATCCCAGCGGCGTATAATACGTCCCTTTCACCTTCCGTAAATATCAAATTACCATTTGGTCCGGTAATGGCCAATACATCAAGAAGTCCCCTATTTAATCCAGCCGGAGCCGTCCACGGTTTACCAGCAAAATCATTGTACGCCATTTGTGCAGCAACATAACCAGATGAAGGAACATCAACTATTATATCATTGTATACATCATAAATTTGACACCACCCGGCGGCCAAACAACCATAACTTGAATTAATGTTCATTGAATTTCTAAATATCACCATATCGGCTACAGTGTTCAATGAAGTCCACGGAATATCCAAAACCGCAATACAATCGGCTCTTGTTTCCGCAACCGTTTTTATCTTTGATTGAACACCGGCACCCGTTTCTCCACCATTAATCAAAATTCTGACATCAACTTTGTCCGGATTGATAAATTCATCCCAACCAGCAATCAATTCAGACGGCGATATTTCAGAGCCATCAGAACCCCCATCAAAATCTAATCTTACCGGTGAATCTTCTACAACCGCCGATGCCTTCGGTAAAACAGTATCTGCCAAAGCCGAATCGGCGACCGTTATATATTTTGATACACCATTAATTTTATCCTCAAGATATAGCTGCTTACCAAAACCATCAATCTTTTTCTTTCGTGAAACTTTCCAAGATTCAACCATTAACCAATTACCGTCGTCATCTTGCCAATAAACATTGATTTTAAATGTATATTGATCGGTTGGAACTTCGTCGGATCCGTCTTTCACTTCGGTAATCGTTATTCCTATCCTATTATTCCAAATCCCCTGGTTGGCCCCGAAAATCTGAATAGCAATCTCAGTATCCATCCCTGAATCAGCATTAAAAGCATTGGACAATCTGCCGGTAGCGAATGCTGCGTTGTTTTCCGATGAATCAGATTTCATCACATTAACACCACCATACAACGCAGAATTGTGAACCCTTAAGCAATATAATGATTTGCCCTTTGCCAAATACGCCATTGCAGCATAATGAAAATAATGACCAGACGATGGATCCGGTTTTCCATATTCATTAATAAAATCCTGAACATTGGTCATTAACATTATATCATTGGTTGACCCTTTAGCTGAATAACCAACTAAGGCGGCAGAAGATGTTGCCACATTTGCGACAATATTTGAAACATCAGTTTCTTTTGCATAAACACCTGGCGACAAAAAAATACTCATATCATTTCTCCTTTATTTTAGGTTTAAATCTATTTTATCAAACACGAATTTTATAACCTAAGCTTTCAATAAATGCTTCTATAACCATATCCATCAAATTGTCCTCAATACCCGCTTTTTCATCGTCATCTGCTATTTCTGTAATTTCCGGCAATAATTCATATAAATGCTCGTTTAAAGCGGGCACAACGTGTTCATACCAGTTATCTTCGGCTGCCGTCCCAGAAAAGATACTGTCACCCTTTTTATTTAGGATTTTCTTTAGTTTCTTTTTTAATTCATCAATATTATATTTAATTTTTTCTTCTTTCAATTCTTTTCTTTTAACCAATTATATTAGTTGATCCCATATAAATTGTAACATTCTTTCAAAAGTATTCATTATTTTATGCCTCCATCTTTTTTATATTTCCATCCACAGTATCATCAACCAAATCTTCAATTAATTTTATTTCCGTATCGCCGTCAACAACCGATACTGAAAATATCGTATACGAACCATCATTATTGGTCGATCCTTCAATAAATATTGTTTCGCCAACTTCAAAATCGCTGGATCTATCATCCGATATAGTTATCGTATTGTCAATCAAATTAACAGCAGAAATTCCGTATAATGAGATTTTTTCCATCCTTAATTTCTGTTCCAATTCCGTGTCTTGTGATGAATCTTCAACCACTATTGATGAATAATCAGTTACGTAATCTTTATCATATAATGTCATTCGTATTTTATTGATAATCCCAATATTATCATCACTCTTTAAAACCCACGCGTCCAATTTTATTGGCATTCTATAAACAAAATACCTGCCTTTGTTATATTCAACTGGAACTGTAGATTCATCAACAATTTCCCCAAAATGCAACCACGGTTGTAACACGTACAAATCATTATACGTTATTTCCAAAGCCGGTGTTTCGTGTTGCCATAGTATGTAATTTTCAATTATTTGGTAGGCTTTATCCAAATTTTTTGTCCAAAACCACGCATTATAACGAATATCTATTGGTTGTGCTTTTACTCTTCTAGGTAAACCATTATCTCTTGGAACAATCAAACCTTTTCTAGCTAATGGGGTTCTCTGTCTTTCCCAAGACGGTGATGCGCCGACTCTATAAAAATTTATAAATTCTAAAGAATCATATCCACGTTTTTCAGAAATTGTTCTCAACGCCACATCTTTATGAATTTGTATAACACTTTTATTTATTTTATCGGAAACCTCCAATGCGTCACCAAATTCCAACTTGCTGTGCCATTTTGCAAAAAGCAAAGTTTTCATTGCATCATCATAACTTTTTATAAAAGAGACCGACATTTATTTCGCTTTCTTCTTATTATTCTTTTTTCCATTTCCCAAATCATATAACAATTGTGTAAATTTTGATATTACTTCATCCTGTAATGCTGCTCCATCCAATTTCTTCTTTGTCCACGATTCTGCAAATCCTTCCGGGCCAACAGCAAATATTTTAAATCTGGATAAATTGTTCTTGGCTTTACAATAATCTTCAAACAACCGCTTTGCTATTATTGTAGTAGACATATCACGGTAAAAATAATTCTCGTTAATCATAATTTAATCCTTCTAGGTGCAATAGAAAAACATCTCACAATTTCCATATCCTGCATACCTTTTAATGAAAGGTTTACAATTTCGAATTCTGATGTTTTCTCAATACCTTCTGGAACTGTTTCTATATCAATTTTAAAATATGATTGTTTACAAATAGATACGTCAACTTCCGATCCAGCATCCGATCCCTCTAAAGCTATGGCCTTTGTTCCAAACCAAGCAATAATCGGTAAATTATCTTCTACGTATAATCCAAGTTTCTTTAAACGATAAGCGGTTGGTTGCCACTCAATAAAAACCAAAGCCTGATAACTTATATATTGAATATCAGATGGTGTTGCAAAAATATCAGATTTTTCAGCTTCATTGTACGATGCCACAGTTGGTATATATAGTATACAATCCTGCCCATAATTCGTCAGTGAAACATTTACTTGGGTACGTAAGGCGTCAACTAATTCTTTTGGCAGCATTCTGGACATTATTTTTCATTCTCTTCATATTCAACATTAAACGCTGAATCTTCGATATCTACTTCACCGGTTGGTTCTGATTCAATCCTCTTAGCTGCATCATTCAATTTGGATACCAAATTTTTTATGGCCTCAGCTTCAGTTTTACCATATGCGAACGCCGTATATTTAGCAACTTTTCCAGGAACTTTTTCTGCTAATTCGTTAACTTTTGATTCAAATTGTCTTCCCCTCTTAAATCGCCTGTAAATTCTTTTTACGTATTCTTCATCAAAAAAATTTCTCAACATGTTTTGTGCTTCTTCATACGATATTGTATCCGTGTCTCCTAATCTATCTTCTCTTTCTTCAGGGGGTAAAGAATTCCAACCATTCATAAACCATTCAACAAAAGGCTCTTCGTAAGCAACATCCCCTCTAGTATCATCCCACCCGGATTCATTTAATTTTTCGTTCATCGTATCGTTAACATATTTGGTTAATTGGTTAACAATATCCTCTACCGAATCACCCTCCCAATAATCTTTATCTTCAGTTGACAGATCACCGGCATTCCAAATTGCATCCAATTGCTCGATAGTTAATGGTTTATTGGATATAAACATAACTTTTGAATCAACTTCATCTTGATCATAATCATAAATAACTGCGTCACCACCAACTTGTTGCGTGATTTTTACTATTTCTCTACCGGAAAAACTGTCCTTCCAGTCACAGGAAATTTGTGCTACCCTTATTTTATCCCCGGATTCATTTAATTTTTTATCCGTAGGTTCTTCCAACTTATCCTGTACAAATTTTAACATTCTTTCAAAAGCATTCATTATTTTATACCTCCTACAATTTTTTTGGTTTTTTCAACATCTTTCGGGCTTAATTCCCCATCTTCTAATAGATCTTTTAACTCTTTTATAATACGTAAATATTGATAACGAACAATAAATTTAAATGTTGCGTTTTTATTCTTCCAAATTTTCTTTAAATTTTCATCCCCCATAGCTTGTTCTTTTGATTGTGGTTGTGAAGCCGACCGGCGGGTTTTTATTAAATCTGACCTTTTTTTATACAACATTTCTATATCATTTTCTATCTCTTTCAATTTTCCTTCCAATTTGGTAAGAAACGATTTTTTTAAATCTTTGGGCATTTTAGCTATTGCTTGTTTTATCGTTTCATAATCTATGATGTCACGTTTCAACTCCCCCATTTGCAAATCAACACCCTTTACTTCTTTTCTAATTTCATCAAAAATTTCTGAATAATCTTCATATGGGTCATAATCCTCCGGAACTATCTTTGGTCCTTTTAACCAATTGTCAGACATTATATTATAACAAGCATCGGCCAAATATTCCTGGTTTATATTTGATTGTATATAAACTTCAATTGGATATTTTCCAAAATAACCATTGATTTTGTCTCGATTATCAGAAAACCAGTCAAGTACAGCTTTTGAAAATTGTTCATCCTCATAGTATTTGGAATCCGTTGGTATCACTATATGAACATCAATATCTGAATCCTCACTGTATTGATTGGTACATATTGATCCTGTAATGTGAATCATTTTTTCTGAATCTTCACCGGTAGCCGCCATATCAATCAAATCAACATCTTTGTATTTTCCCAAAACATTTAAAATTTTACGCCTTACCAAAGGCTTAAGTGTATATTTACCATTTTTAAAATCCCAAATGGATTTATTTAGAGTTTCACCCCTTGGAAAATCAATTGAAGATTCGATGATTCTTTTATATAATTGTCCAAACATTATTTTTCTATTCTTTCCTATCTCCAACTGTCCGCCAAAATAGGTTTTCATCAAATCTTGGGTTGTCCTCTTTAAACATCCTGACCAAAGCTGAAGCAAAAGCTTTAACATCGTCATTCAATGGTACCAGCTTTTTTAATTCTTTGGCTATCTCTTTATAATGCTTTCTTGAAAAATGGGATTCATTAACTTTTGATTCTTTCACAATTACTGCAAATTTTTGGGAATCTTCAGAATCCGGTATAACTACCCCGTTTTTCTCTCTCGCAATTCTGTCAGCTTCTTCTCTATCAACTATCCCTTTCGCGATAACTGTTCTTGTTTCCTTTTCTTCCTCATTAACTTTGGATTCACCAACTTTTATTGTTCCTTCTCTATTTGTTTCGTCTACCCTTGCATGCTCATCCAAATAATTTTCCAAAACAATTAACTTGTCACGATCAGATGTTGCATTCCCCGTTTCATATATTGCTTGTAGTGCTTCTTCAAAAACACATTGTGGCTCTTTAGTCCATACGGGGTCCGAATCAAAATGCACGGTAACTTTGTAATAACTTTCTTTTGGTGAAACATTCCTTGGCAATCTGGCTTCATTAACCCCCGACATTTCAGACCCCAAATATTTTACACCATTTTCCTCAGCTAACTCTTCTCCTGTCTGATCTGCAAAATCTTTCAATTCTTCTATCGACAGTGCGTTTTCTGTTCCAGGTTCAGCTATTTGTTGACTATCAAGTCTATGATTTCCAGCGATATAAATTTCTCTATCGGATTTCGTGTCCACTATTCTATATCCATATTTGTCTACTACCCCATAAAGATCACCCATTTTCGCGTCTTCATTGGTTTTTCGTTCCGGGAGAATATAAGTTCCATCCAAATCTTTTATTTTTCTAGAACTAATGACACGTTTTTCCGGACTCTTCACTCTTGCCTTATTCATTGCGTCAACACGCGAATTGGCATCCAACTCCACAACTGAACCGTCAAAAAATATAACTCTATATGTGCCGGGGTCAACGTGTACCCCAACTTCGTTCAATTCTCCGGTTATTTTCTCAACTCTTTCACTGCCACATTCTGTACATTTAGATTCATTAGCTCTAAAAGTTTTGCAACATTCATTACAAAGATAAAGGCTTTTCCTTGTTAATGATTCACTGGTTCTAAGACGACGGCCGGCAGTTCTTCTAGGACGGCCGGCAGTTCTTCTAGGACGGCTGGCAGTTCTTGCCCCACGTTCTGTATAACCACACGAATTACAAACCCACGAACCACGAACTGGCGTCATTTTTTTATTGCATTTTGGGCACTTTTTTCCCGCCATTATTCTTTTGCCAACACCAAACTTTTGTCTCTGATATGATCCTCTACGAGGACCAGTTCCACTTCGTTCACCACTTTTAGTAAAAGATTCACCAACCTTTTTCATGCTACGGGTACCGGTTTCACTGTGAATCTTTTTACCTTTTGTATCTACTTTTTCTTCCGCCTGGGGGTTTTCCACCATCCCCACATCTTCCGCCTTTAACCCCTTTCCCTCTCCGGGTTTTTGGGTCTGGGGAACATTGGGTTTTGTTTTATCCTTAACTTTTGCTTTTTTTGATGCCGGTGCAGCAGGTGTTGATTTGGCCTTTGAACCATCAGTAGCCACTACTCCTTCAGCAACCGTTGATTCACTAGTATCCCAAACAATATTATAAGCTGTTCCGGTTCCATCGTCATTTCGTTTGATATCTAATTCGCTAACTAGGAACCCATAGCTATCGGACAAATAATCAGCAACGGCCGTATCATTTCCCGCCTCTTGATCATCCATTATTTCTTTTGGAACATTATCGACCTTTTTTGGTAAATTATTGGCCTCACTTGTCACAGTTTTACTACGTTTTCCTCTTAACCACCTTCGTTCGGGACCCCACAGGTGGGCACCAGGTAAAGCTTCTCTGATCTTTTTCTTTTCAGTAACTTCGGTATTGTCAAACAGTTCTCTAATTTTATTATTAATCTCTTTACTGTATGGCAATTCATTTATATCTTCCGGAACATAAATATTGGTAGTTTCTTTACCGTTGTTAAATTTTATTTCTTCTTTTATGCTGCCAGTAGCTGTTTCTACATAAACGTCAACATCTGAATCAACATCTTTGTATGCCCCAACGTATTGCCATATTCTATTGGCTTCTCTGATCTTTTTCTTTTCAGCTTCCCTTATTGCCCTATCGTTTTCAGCATAAGCTTTTTTCAACGATTCAAAGAGATCAAACATTCCTTGGTTCTGCATTCTCATATTATTTACTCCTTTATAGAATTTGACATATCTATAATTTTTGCTTTATTGCCATTAATATCCGTCCAATTACCAGCTTGTCCTGTATTTTCCCAATCAATTAGATCCTTAACTCTGTCATAAATTGTCTTTCCCCGCGTCCACATTGCAACCTCATATTTCCCATTTACATTTATCATCGGTTTATATTCAACCGGTAAACGGGCAAAACGTGTATTTAACAATGCATGAACCACAGCCGTTATTTTTCCTTTTTAATAACTAAATCATCTATTACATTTTTAATTCTTTGAAAAGTCCCCCGTTTAAACAAACCACCAACGGGCCAAATCGTACTGTACACAATTTTGATTCCCGATGTTATATCTTCCTCAATTGCATCGAGTAACTCTTTGTCGGCCACATAAATTGTCTGACTTGGGTTGTACATAAAATCTATAAGATATTCAAAACCTAAATGGTATCCTTCGTATAAAGAATTCATTCTAGTACCAAATATGTAATCAAAATCCCTAAAAACATCAAAAGTATTCAATTCCGACTTATTGGATAATGCAGCAATTAGCATTTCCAAATTTCCGCGGTCTTCACCGTATTCACGTAATAGTCGTCCATAGATTCGTTGTATATCACGTTTCATTTTCTCATTAGAAACCGCAATTGATTCCCCGGAAGAAGTTGTATATTGCACAACACCAAATACTGAATACCAATTCCACGCCATCTCTTGAAGTTTTATGAATTCCTTATTATGAAATAACGAATATAATTCAGTTTTTAATTTTGAACGAAGTTTCTTCATATCCGCTTCATTGGCCTCGAATAAACGACGTTCCTCCAATGATTCCTTCATATTCCCGAGCTTCAACAATTTTCCGTTTATCTTGTTGCCAAATATCTTCAAAAAACCATCCCAGTGTTTTTTGGGAACTAAAAACTTGACTTTATTTTTAATTATAAACTGTCGTGGGTCCAAATCATCTAAAATTTCCAAATCCCAATCAGGTTTTTCTTCAGCTAAAGTTGTAAGCATTGCTTTAACAGCTCCTAGTTGCGTCGGCAAATAAGAAATGTTGGACATAGTGGTGGATTCATTAATCTTTACTTCATTGGCGGTTATAAGTTCCATTTCCCGCTTACTTGCACCCAACAACCATTCCAATTGTTCTTTCGGATGAAGACTTGGAATTGATATAGCCTTCTTAAACCATATAATTCTTCTGAACCCATACCTATCATATAGATTGCATATTGTATTAATTTGTTTGTCAGTTAATTTTTTCTTATTTTCTATATTAATTTCTTTATTACTAACTGAAACCACAACAGCCCCTGAATCAAGCATACGATATTTATCGTAAATATCACTATCTGTATATTCCAGGGCCAACTCCCCCAGCCGTCCTTCTCTGTATTTACGTTCCCCTTTTTTATAACCAAAATCTTTGTGTGCAAACGGTACGTGAATTAATGACCCATCATTTAACAACCAAAATTTAACGTAATTACCTTCGCGAGGCCACGTGCTATATTTCTTATAATCAGCTTCTTTCGCAACGCCCCATTTCTTTTTTACCAATGATTGGATATTGGGCAATCTCGACTCGTCAATCATTACTCCATCAAAGACTTTTGTTGCTAAATTGTATAAAGACATTTTTATCCCTTTAGGAGACCTTAGTACGGACTTTCTTCCGGTAATCTACCAAGCTTTGTAAGAATCTGCCGCACCTCCTCAAGCCATTTATCTAATTGCAACCCACGTCTAGACTCAGGATCATCTATATCCATCACCAGATGTCCAAGTGCCGGAAAATCTCTGTGCCACTGATTAACAGCATTATCTAAAGCAACCAACGCCTCACCCGGGTCTTTTCTAATTATTGCCGATTGAATTTCTTGTAATCTTTTTCTATACGCTTTATAAATTTCCTCATCTTCAATTTTATCCTGTTCGTATTTATCATACCACTCCAAATATCCTTTATAATAGCCCTTCATCATATATAAAGCTTCAAACACGTTTTCTGGTGATGGGTCGATACCCCTTTCTATGTCATGATAAACTTTATACAAAGCTTTGACCCCAGAATAATCAACGGATTCTTTTAACCGATTTTTCCAATATTCATTTTCCG